ATCATGTGCTAGATATGACAACCTAATTATTGCCGACGATAGCTCTGATAATCCTATACTGATAGGGTTTAGGGTCAACCGCACCCTGATAATCGGTCACTAAGGTGAAGGTTGCTTCACCAATGCTATTGGCCTGAAATGATATGTACCCATCACATTTGATAGCGCTAGTATCGAAATATGAGATTGAACCAACTGCGTCAACCTCATTACAAGTGATTGTGCACTTCTGCAGTACTTCAGAACTTACTCTATCCATATAGGGTACGATAATAAATTTAGAATTTGGCTTCAAACCAGTAATATCTTGAGTATAAGTTTGCTTGAGTTCTGTTGGTGGAACCCAATTGCCAATAGTATCCGCATTGTAAGTTAGCTGTGAAACTTCCACTGGTGTAGGATTAATTTGTGGCATGGAAAATCCACAGACCCAATCTAAATATAGTGAACCTGAAATTAAATCATTTGTAATGGCTTCACCACTAATATTAAGTAGTGTAGTCACTTGCAAGAGGTAAAATACACCCTGTTGAGAGAAACGAACGTTCTCTTTATCTTGACCAGTATAGTACAATTGATCATCACGCCTGACAATCAATGGAATAGTTGTTGTATCAGAGAAATTCCACTGCCGCGCACCCACTTGTGACGTAGCCTGCCTAAGTAACTGATCGACATCGAGGATAACGTTGGGGTCATCTAGTGGATCTGTATCGATGTAACCAATAAGTTGGCAAGCTAAAGTATTGGGTACTGCAGGAACATATCTAACTGCAGCCTTGTGCCATCTATAACGCTCCCAAAATTGCGATAGACCAGAAATTCTGGTACCAAGAAAAGAACTCGCAGAAATTGGTTGCTTAACCAAGATTCTAGACTTGGAATCAGTTAAATTGTTAGAACCTCGGACTTTGACAGTTGTAAGAAAATCACTGCCATTTAAAACAGTGATGGCATTAACGTCACTCCTAGCACTTCTAATGTTAGTTTGAAGTGGGGCAACCGTCGGCTTTGCGACAATGGGGTTAAAGTTGGGAACCGTCTGCGGATTGCGATTCCTTCGATTACGCTTACGGCGCTTGCCGTTTGCGTTACTATTGTTTTGAATCTGATTAGAATTTTGTTTACCTCTAGCCATCTTGATGTTAAAGATGATAGAATATCGAATATCCTTT